GTTTATATGTAGTATTTTTTAAAAAAATAAACTACATAACATGAAAATTAATGAAGAAGGGCAAAAGTGTAAAGTTAAAGCTATTCACTCCAATCAAATCTAGTTACGGAACCGTAGATTCCAAAAATTTAAAATCACTATACATAAACATACAATCTTGGGTAACACCAAAATATGATTCCGATAATTGGAATAGGGTTGTCGGCATTCTTAGCAGGGAAATAAAACATTCGGTTTTTAATTCAATTAATACTGAATATTTCAGAGAACAAAGTATTGTTGACTTGGATTTAAGAACAAGTGGAATTTCATCAGGTAAAAAATCTTTTTTTAATTTGGAAGTAAATCTTTACGTGAAATCCACATTAGACTTCAAATCAAAAGAAGTAAAAGAATCTGTTAAAAACATTGTGAAGTCAATCTACAGAGACAATATTTGTAACAATAAAAGCTTCGAATTTTCACTGAGTAAAAAAAATGAGATAAATAAAGTTGACTAACCAATATATTTATCTAAAAAACCTTAATGAAGAATTTAAGAATATTAGAGGCAAATGAACTTGGTCATGGAATTTTGGTAGAAACAGATGCGGGTTATGTTTCACCAAAAGACGAAAAAAACATGAAAGTTTTACAGGAAGCCGCAAATTTAGATTATAGAAATCCATTTGAATTTTATGCCGTATTACAGAAGTATGATACTCCAAATAGAAATGGAAGATTTTACCCCGAAAAAATTCTTAAAAGGGAAGCGGACAATTACAAAAAAATAATTTCAAAAGGTCTTTCAACATCAGAGTTAAATCACCCTGAGTCTTCACTTATAGATTTAGATAGAGTGTCTCATATTATAACAGACATATGGTGGGATAAAAATATTCTAATGGGTAAACTGAAATTATTAACAACTCCTGGTTTTCACGAAAGAGGTATTGTATCATCAAAAGGAGATGTTGCGGCAAATCTTATGAGACAAGGAGTAACATTGGGAATATCTTCACGTGGGGTTGGTTCACTTAAAAAAGTTGGAGAGAGAAATGAAGTTCAAGATGACTTTGAATTAATTTGTTTTGACTTGGTATCTTCACCATCAACACCAGGTGCATATCTTTTTACAAATCCCGAAGACAGGACGAAGTACGAAGAAAATTTAGAAGAAGAAAAAAAGAGTCGTGAAAAATCCATCGAACCAATGGGTAAATCTATTGACTTGATGAAAAAACTTACTCATTATTTAGGAAAATAATTATATGGACGAAAAATATTTTGTAGCTAAAATTCAATATGAATTACCTGATGATAACACAGGTAAAATAAAAAAAATCAGAGAAGAAAAACTTGTGAAAGGGTTTTCGGTAACAGATGTTGAGGCAAAAGTTACCAAGAGATATGAATCTTTCTCATACGATTGGCGAATCACGTCAGTTTCAGAAAGTAAAATTGATGAAGTAATAGAAAAGTAAAAGTGGTCATTGACCACTTTTTTTATTTAATAACATATTTATTAAGAAAAAAATATGTTATTCAACGTAGTATATAAAAACGCTTCAGACGTACAATCATACGTTACAATGAGTGGCAACAATATGTCCTCAGTAATTGTTTATTGTGATTCAAATAATTTGACTCCATTACAAATTCTTAATCAAACTTTTAATTTGGTTTTGAATAATCCATCTCTAACGAAATGTTATCTTGTTACTCTAAAAGATAATGTAACTCAAAATCCCACAACTACTATGGTTTATGATACCTATTCAGGATTAAATTCTTGGATTGCATCACAAACTGATAAGTCTGTTATTAACTTGGCACTTCTTGATAGGCCTTTTATACAAGCCTAAAATAAACTTTTCTCTATTAGACACTATTTATAGAGTAAAATAATATATTTTCTCATGCAAGAAAACAAAAATTTAGTTGAAGAGGCGCTCATTCAAATGAAAAATGTTGAAGAGGCTATCGCCGAAAATGCAAAAGGAATACTTGCTTCTACTATGAAGGAAGAAATCAATCAATTAGTAAAAGAATCTCTTTCTGAACAAGATGACGAAACCGAGGTTGATGCAGAGATGGATATAGACATGGACGACGAAGAGTCTGATATGGATATGGACATCGATAATGATGATGAAATGGACATGGAAATAGACATGGACATGGATTCAGAAGAATCTCCAATAGATTTAACTGACGCTTCCGACGAGGAAATTCTAAAAGTGTTTAAAGCTATGGGTGAAGAAGATGGTATCATCGTAAAAAAAGACGGTGAAGACATTCATCTATCCGATACTAATGCAGACACAGAATACCTTGTAAAGCTTGGTGAGTCTGAAGAAGACAAAAATTTAGAAGAAATGGAAATGGAAGAAATGGACGACATGGATACACAAAGTGTAATCGATGCAATTTTTTCAAATGATGGTAACATCGAAGACGACCAAGAAATGGAAGACGACGAAGAAGTTATGTACGAAATCGAATTCGAAGATGATGACGATGATGAAGACATGATGGACGAATCTGACGACATGCTAGATGAAGAAGATGACGAAGACCAAATGGACGAGTCTGACGACATGCTAGATGAAGAAGATGATGAAGACATGATGGACGAATCTGACGACATGTTAGATGAAGAAGATGACGAAGACATGGACGATGAAGACTCATTGGATGAAGCATACAACCACAAAAAGGCAAAAAAATCTGAAACAAAGGAGAGTAAAATGTCTGTTAAACCTAAAGGTGTTGGAATTGGTAGCGGTCCTAAATTTTCATATAAGGACAAAGCAGCTGGTGGATTCAAAGAGGACAAAAAAGAAGGTCCAAAAATGATGGGAACTGGTAAAGCTAAATTCGAATACAAGAAGGGTGAAAATATGGAAGGAAAATCAAAAGTTGTTAAAGCAGAAACTAAAGAAGGTTGGGGTTCAAAAAAAGATGAATTCAAACGTAAGAAAGTTGATGGTGTAGAAAAGAAAGCTGGCACAAAAGATGGTCACTTTAAAGACTACGAAAAATCAGAAACTAAAGAAGCTGCAAGAACTTTTGGAAATGGTTCAAAAGAAGGTAGAGGTCTAAGAAAAGGCATCTCTAACAACCGTAAATATGTTTATGGTAAAAATGGTGTTAAGGTAGAATCTACAGAAGCTGAAGTAACGATGTTAAGAGAGAAAAACGAAGAATACAGAAAAGCACTTAATGTTTTCAGAGAAAAACTGAATGAAGTTGCAATCTTCAATTCTAACTTGGCATATGCTACAAGATTGTTCACTGAACATTCAACAACTAAAAAAGAGAAAATTAATATCCTTAGAAGATTTGACGATGTTGAATCTTTAAAAGAATCTAAATCTCTTTATAAGTCAATAAAAGATGAGTTGGCTAAGACTGAAACAAAGTCTATCAACGAATCAGTTGAAAAGAAAATCAACAATACTGTATCATCAGGTTCAGCTGTAAACTTAATTGAATCAAAAACATACGAAAATCCTCAATTTTTAAGAATGAAAGACTTAATGTCTAAGTTGGGGTAAAAAAAAATAAAAAAATAAATAAAAACTAAAAAATACTCAAAATGGGAGCATTATTAGAATCAGGTCTTGTTGGTAACATCGGTCTTAAGCACCTTAAGGTTATCAAAGAAGACACAATCAGCAAATGGGACAAATTAGGATTCTTAGAGGGTCTTAAAGGTCACATGAGAGAAAACGTAGCTCAACTTTATGAAAACCAAGCTTCTTACTTAATCAACGAAGCTTCATCTACATCTGATACAGGTGCATTTGAAACTGTTGTATTTCCAATCGTAAGAAGAGTTTTCTCTAAGTTGTTGGCTAACGACATTGTTTCAGTACAAGCTATGAACTTACCAATCGGTAAATTGTTCTACTTTGTACCAAACATTCAGAGCTATGACCCAGCTGCACCAGCAGGTCTTAATCAACACTATTCACCATACGGTGCACCAGATGGTCCAGCATCTCCAAATGCAGGATACAACTATAATAACGGTAGAGACCTTTATGATAGATTTTATGAAGGTAACGAACCAGCGTTAGACCCACCAGGTTTATTCGATTATTCAAAGGGTTCTTTCACTTCTATTACTTCTGCAATCACTTCAGTTGTAACAGCTCAGTGGAACAACACAACTTTGAATCTTGAACCAGCAGCTTACGCTTCAGATAACTACAGAAAAGTACTTGTTATCATGAGTGGTTTCGCTTCTGACGGAGCAGGTAAATTAATCGGTCCTGATGGTAACCCAATCGACACAGAATCATTCTTGTCTGATTTGACTATCTACGGTGTTTCTTCAAACACAACTACAGTTGGTGGCGGTCCTTACCTATTCAGAGTTGTAACTCAAAGATATGGTAAAGGTATCGTTCAATATGGTAATAACAACGCACAATTGGACTTCCCAACTTCTTTAACTGATGGTGGTCAGTACGATAACGTATGTGACGCTCAAGGTAACATTTATCTTGAAATCGACCTTCAAGTTCCTGTATGTATCACATGTGGTGGTTCTATGGACGGTTACACAGGTTCAACTTTCTCATCATCAACTGCATCTAACAACGCATTCTCTGCAACTTATAGACTTTATAAGAACTTAGAATTCGAAGATAAGATTGGTGAGGTTTCATTTGACCTTATGTCTGTAACAGTTTCTGTAACAGAAAGAAAATTAAGAGCTCAATGGTCACCAGAAATGGCACAAGACGTTGCAGCATTCCACAACATCGACGCTGAAGCTGAATTAACAGCTTTATTGTCTGAGCAAGTTGCGGCTGAAATCGATAGAGAAATCTTGAGAGACCTTAGAAAAGGTGCAGCTTGGAACTTAAGATGGGATTACAACGGATGGAAGAGATTAGGTGGTAGTGCACAACCTTATACTCAAAAAGACTGGAACCAAACGTTGATTACTGCAATCAACCAGCTTTCAGCTCAAATCCACAAATCAACTTTAAGAGGCGGTGCAAACTGGATTGTTGTATCATCTGAAATCTCTGCGATTTTCGATGACTTAGAATATTTCCACGTTTCAAACGCAGCTCCTGAGCAAGACCAATACAACATGGGTATTGAAAGAGTAGGAACTCTTGCTGGTAGATACCAGGTTTACAGAGACCCTTACTTCCCACCAAACCAAGTTTTAATTGGACACAAAGGAACTTCGCTTCTTGATACAGGTTATATCTACGCACCATACGTACCTTTACAACTTACTCCAACAATGTATAACCCATTCAACTTCACACCTATCAAGGGTATCATGACTAGATACGCTAAGAAAATGGTTAACAACCGTTTCTATGGTAGAATCACAGTTGATGGTGTTAGAACATTCGATTTGAAAGAGTTGAGATAATATGGTCTAACCTTAATATAAAAGGGTCCTTCGGGACCCTTTTTTTATTATATGGATATTTATTAATAAAGTTTTTCATAATGATTAAACAAACATGGAATATAAGTGCAGAGGAAAAAGTTAGAATTCTACAATTACATGAAAGTGCAACTCAAAGATTATATCTTTTGAGTGAGCAAAATCCAGTTCAAGGACCTGGTGACCCGAATACTCTTTTGGGTCAAGATGATGATTTTGTATATTTTCTATCTCAACCATCTTTTTCAGTGGGTGCTGATTACATAGATTGGACTAAAGACTACTTTGTTTATGCGAGTGATGGAGAAACATCATATCAGTGTACAATAACAGAAAAAGATAAAAAAGGTAGACCCATAAAGGTTCAGGTGTTGAAAGATAAACCTTTAGTAAACATGGACAGAGGTGAATTTCTATTCAATATGATTAAACAAGGAAAAAAAGATTTTGATTATAACTATGGAAATGAAATGACTAAAAACTCATTCTTATTCATAAGGAAGGAAGAAAGTGGTATGCCAACAAGAGAAAGATATTTTGGTGTAGTTTATAATGGGCAACCTGTTACAGTAGTGATAACAAATGAAGGTCCAAGTAGAAGTTGGGGTTATTCACAAAACAACAATTTTATTGATTTTGATGAGTTAGAGGTTGGCTCAACTACATCATTTGACCCAAGAAAAGACGCATTTTACAGTAAAAAACTCGGATATTTTTCATTAGTAATACCTACTTTGGTAACATCTTACCCTGTTAATATTGGTAAATCAGAACCCGAACCAATAAAACCCCCTAATACAATTATACCACCACCACCTCAACCTGTACCACTCGGAGACAAATTCGGAGATAACATATCAACTCCTACATCCGATGCAATTCTGAATGACCCTAAGTTTATTGAATTCAAAAAATTTGTTGATGGTAATGATATGACCAAATTTGTGTTTGATATCCAATCATCTGCTTCTAAATGTACTGCAGGATTTAAAGAATCTAATAAAGCTAACGGTAAGTGGAGTG